ATACATTATGTGTATTCATTCCACTACGATGTCCTTTCTTGACATAATTCTCACTAATGAATTTTACTCTTTCCAATAATTGAAATGCTGATTCAGTTCTCATTGTCGCTCCCTCAGGTGCTTTCTGTGGAACTGATATGACAGCCGTGTCGTGTGGTCTAAAGTATTCATCTTCAACTAAATCAGGATGGTTTCTTAATAAATATCCATAAATAGCCTCATTCTTACCAACTCTAATTCTTCTAATATAGTAATCATTGTGCCAAGCGTGGATACCACTTGATGTTCCTAATGTTAATGATGTTGTTCCAGCAGGTTTTACCGTTGTACATCTTGCAGCTGGTTTGACACCAATTAATTCTGCCACTCTTTTGTTTTCTTCTTTTACTACGTTAGCAGCTTCTGTTACATCCAAGTCATCTAATTTATTAGAAGCGATTCCAGTCATTGATACTCCAATTAGGGCATCCTTTTGTGTTGTTCTTTCCCATACAGGTCTTAAATAATGAAAGTCTGTATAACCAGCTTGTAGTGTTCCAATGAATGCACCAGCCTTTACTCTTTCATTTAAGTCTTCTTGTGATTCAACATTTGAGACATTCACTTCTGTTAAATTACAGAATTGATATGGACGTAGTGCGATTTCACAACAAGGATTAGTTCCCCAATCTTTATCATTGGTTAGATAAATACCTGGCTCTCCACTACCACTCGCTTTAATTTTTTCCCATAATTCAAAGAAAAACTCTTCTGTAATTTTAGAACGAACCAAAGCAGCTGAATTGTTTGCTCTACCTCTTTGTGGATTTGTTTCCCACCAATTTCCATACTTACAAGAAATCATTGAGTCATCATCTGCTGAGAATAATGAAATCAAAGCTGCTCTTCTAATACCACCAGCCAACACAGCGTCTGCTATGTGACATACAATATCGTGAACTTCTAATGTGGTTAATTTATCACCATTGTCTTTTGTTCTCAATATACCATCAATCTTAACCAAACACTCTTTTAATGGTTGAGGACCTGGCGCTTTACCACCACTTGTTACTAACTCCGCACCCTTTGGACGAATATCTGAAAAGTCAAATGTAATGTGTGAACCACCATAAAAATAAGATTTAATCAATACTTTAACTGAATCAGCCCAACCTTCAATGGAATCACTAATTAAATATCTTCTTCTTCTTTTAAAATTTGGTAAATGTATTTCAGGTAATTGTTCAACGTGATGTCTTTGAACTGAATAACCAACACCTGTTCCACCCAATAATAAAAACATAACTTCCGAGAATGATTGCCAATTATCAATTGGTAGAAATGCACAATTATAAACTCTGTTTGGTGATATTTCAATTGGTTTACCAGCAAACTGCATACTCCTCATTGATGGTAATACTTTTTTATCCAACACCATTTTATAAGCTTTATCTATTTGTGATTTTAATTCTGGATATTTCTTGATGTGCATTTGTTTATTTCTTTCCACCAATTCTTTCCACGTTTCTCTTCTTTTTTTCTCAGGTAAATACCTTGCGTATTTCATATAGACAGTAATGTCCGACAATATTTTCGTTGAAATATCCATTCTTTTCTCCTCAATGTTTTGTGATATTTTAAAACCTTTTGGTTAGGTATTTATAAATATCAATATAATAATTTCTTCTTAACTTTTTCTTACATTTCCCAATAATCATCTTCCATAATTACATGCGTTGGGTATATATTCCACTCTTCAAAATGTTCTTCTTTTTCTTCTTTTTTCTTAGTTCTGAACCCAACTGATTTTTTAACTTTTGCCATTATTCATTCTCCCAAGCTTCATTTACATTAGGTGTAGATTTATCATCACCTCTGAATGTACCATCTGCTTTTCTAGCTCTTTTTCTTTTCTTTGGTTTTGGTTTTTCTTCTTTTCCAAAAACAAAATCACTTAACTCTTGAACCCATTCTTGAAATACTTGTAAGTCTGTTTTTTGTTTACTCATTCATTAAATCCTCATATCTATTTGATAACATTTTTTTCATTAAGTTATCTCTGTTATCTATTTTAGTTTGTTGTTCTTTACCACCAACAGAATTACCCTCATAGATTTCCATTTTACCAGTGTTGGTATTTACCTTTGCTGGAAATGTCATACCATCAGGACCAAATCTGTTTTTAATTACATGGAATCTACCCGTGTTACCAATCTTATCTTCCACTTTTCTACTTAATGACATCACAAAATCTGCTGTCATAATCTTTTGATATGATTCAGATACTTTCTGTGCCTCAATCACATCTTCATCTAATGCTGAACGATTAGCTTGTGAAGCCGTCCAAACAGGTATTTGAAACTCACCTGCAAGTCCTCTTAAATCTTCATAAATATTACCAAGTGCATGTCTGACTTCTCTTGAATTACCTGTATCTTTCAATATATCAGCATAATCCACAACCACCATATCTACTTGAGTTCCTAATGTTGTGATTCTTTTCAAGTGAGCTGATAAGGTATTCACACTAGCAGACTTGGTTGGATAATATTTAATAACCAAATCACCTTTTAATTTATCCATTTCTGATTGAACATCTTCTTTGTGATATTTTAGATTTTGATTTGCAATACCTGTAAAGATTGAATCATATCTTAGTCCCACATAAGATTCATTTAACTCAAGTGAGTAATGAACTATGTGCTTTCCTCTCTTCATCGCATTTGCACCAATTGCAGCCAACACCCAAGTCTTACCAACACCAGCAGGTGCCACAATCACACCAAGTTCACAACCACCTAAACCACCTTGAGTCAAGTCATCAATCACTTCCCAACCAGTTTCAACCGTTGAACGAGCAGTTTCTGAATATCTATCTTCAATGTGTTGAATGTATTCGTGTCCAATGTTTCTTTACGTTCCTGCATTTAAAGCGTCATCTACTAATCGTTTGATTTGTTCAAAGTCACCTTTGGATTCCATAATTTCAACCGATTGAACAATAGCACTTTTTAATGTTTGGTTTTTGAAAAAGTCTAATGCCTTATCCTCAATGAAATCTAAATCAGGTGATTCAATATGTCTAAATACTTCTTTTAAGTTTTCAATGATTGATAATTTCAATACATCGTTTTCAACTTCATTAGTTTTTACTTTAAACACATCAAGAGTTATGCACTTTCTATATTCATCATAATATTTCTTACATTCTTTTACAACCCATTTTAGAGCGTCACTATCAAAATGTTTTTCATCTAATATATCGTGTATTTGTTCTAAAAAGGTTTGATTCTTCATTAATGCAGAAATGGATTTTATCTGAAATGTATGTCCGAAATCTGTTAATTTATCCATTCAATCCTCTAAATCTATCTAATCTTGTAAACTCCATAATCCAACTATCAAAGTTTTTTATATTAGATTGTAACTTATCCTTTATAAACATTGTTTGAAATCTATACTTAACCAATTGTGGAACTTTACCATTCACCGCTCCTTGTATCTTCATTTTTGTATGATTCGGTATATCCACTTTATTTAATTGCATTAGTAAATAATTTCGTTTAATAATATTACTACTTTTTTTTATATTTTCCAAGAGTTTTATTTTAGAATCTGTATTTTCTACAAAATTTAATAAATCCATAGCTGTGAAATCTTCATCTTCTGTTAATTGTGGAATATATTTTATTAAGGATTTCAAACCAGCTCCTAGTACTCCGTTGATATTATCTGATTTATCCCCATCCAAGATTCTATATGTTAACATATTTCTTGATGGTATTCCAAACTCTTCCAATACTGCTTGTTTATTATATAACTTCTTTTTCGTAGGACTCCATACTTTCACTCTATCATCTACTAATTGTAAGAAGTCTTTATCTGTTGACATCAATATACAATCACTTTCTGGTAGTAATTGTTGTGAGATGTAAGCCATTGTGTCGTCTGCTTCAATTCCATCAACTGACACAAGTGTTAATGGTAATTGTTCCAAGTATTCAATCAATCTACCCATTTGTTGTCTCATAGATTGTTGTTCATCGGCTGGAGCTGTTCCCCAATCCACATTACGATTCAATCTACGTTTAACTTTACGAGTTCCTTTATACTCTGGAAAAATCTTTCTTCTTCTTTTACTTCCACCTTTTCCGTCAAATACAATGATACATCTTGATGGTTTCAATATATCACAACTATATCTAACTGATTTCATAAAACCAACCATACCACCAATATGTAATCCATCTTCATTTAACGCAGGATTAACTGCGAATGACCTGATAAATGTATTCAGGCCATCCACAATCAATACTCTGTCGTTAAGATGATTTACAGCTTTGTGTGTATCATCTTTTGTTTGGTCTAAAAAAGATAAATATTTTTCATTTAAATCTTTTTTAGAGTTCATCCACTACCTCATCGGTTTCTTCCACATCATCAATACCAAGTTCTTGTGAATCATATTTTAGAATACAAGCTTCACAGATTCTTGAATAACAATACTCTCTGAGTTCATCATTAGTATTCATTAATTCTTCGAAATCTTTTGATTGAAATTTGTGTTCTTTAATTAATTCACCAGTTTCAGTATCAATCTGTGGTAATGTATACCAAGAACCACCAACTTTACAGATTTTGTGTTCTTTCATTACAGTTAACCAACTATCAAAATCAGCGATACCTTTATCAAAATACAATGGAAACTCTGCAGTTCTCATTGGTGGACCAAGACGATTCTTAATCACCTGTCCTTTGATTTTAATACCGATGGTGTTCTTACTACCATCTTTGATTTGTCCAGCGTTTTTGAACCTAACACGAGTCGATGAATGAAACGGTAGAGCTTTACCACCTGATGTAGTCCAGGGGTCTCCAAACATTACACCTAACTTTTGTCTTAACTGATTAGTGAAAACAAGTGCGACTTTTTGTCTAGCAATCATTTGAGTTATTTTTCTCATAGCTTTTGATATGATGATTGCTTTGGCCGTAGCCCAACCATCTTTATCAAAGTCAGCGTCCATTTCTACTTTCGTAGAAGCAGCTGCTAATGAGTCAACTAAAATAGTTACTAACTTGTCCTTATTTGATTCTCTGATTTTAGTAACAATCGTTTCAATAGTATCAAATATTTCTTCAACAGTTTCCAAGTGAACATATAACATTTTCTTAGTATCCACACCAATAGCTCTCAAAAATTCTTGAGATACTGCTGATTCGGTATCTATGTAAACTGCTATACCATCTTTTCTTTGTGTTGAAGCCAATAAATGAGAACCTATCAAAGACTTACCACTACCTTCCAAACCATTCAATTCTGTTATTTTACCTACACCAATACCACCATTAGGTCTATTGGAAATAGCTAAATCTAACATTGTTGAACCTGTTGAAATGAAATCCGTCACATCAGTTGGATTACTATCTTCTTCTAAGAAGTATGCAACTTGTTGATGTTTGAATTGTTTATTCAGTTCATCGGCAATTATCCCAGCCAATTCGTCTTTTTCTGACATATCGTTCTCCTAATGAATTGATTAATTATTAAATAAGTTATCAAATGCGTCTGAAACATCTGCTGTAGATTTAGTAGCTGTTTGTTCAGCAACTTTCTCAGTAGTGTTTGTTGGAGCACTTTCTTCAGAATCATCAGATGGGTTTAGAAAGTTTTGTAAAACTTCTTTCAACTCATCATAAGTTGGTTCATTATAAAGTTCTGTTAAATCAGACTGATTTTCAAAGATACCTTTTAACATGTCAGCATCTTCTGTGATAGCAGTTTGATTAGGTTTAACTCTTACAGTAGTTTTACCATATTGGTTACCAGCTTCAGCAGGTGTTTGTCTATCGATACCAATATCTCTACCATTAGTAGCATCTGTGATGTCACCATAATCAGGGTCAGCAATTACACTAAGTAATTCTTGATATACAGTTTTACCGAATCCCCAAAATTTAACACCTTCAGATTCTTTACCACGAACTACAACTGGTGCAAAAGTTCTCATTTTAGGTTCAAGTCTTTTACCTTGAATCCATTCGTCTTTATTACCTGTTGATTTTAGTTTGTCAGCAAATTCAGCTACTGGGTCTGGTCTTCCAAATGAAAGAGGTGAAAGGTAAGTTTTATTATTACCTAAGTTATAATGAAAGAATAACTCAATGAATGGGTTATCTTTATTATGTTTGTAAGGGACAATACGAACAACTTGTTGACCTGGTTCAGGCTTCCAAAAGTTATCTTTGGTGTTTGAAGTTGATTGTAATGTTGCGAGTTTGGATTTTATAGCGTTTATATCCATTTTGTTTCTCCTATGTGTTTTATCGTTTATCGTTTATTAGTTATGGTTAATTTAACCATAAAACCTATTTAATTCTATCTCTACAATATATATCAAAAAAGCAATATAAGTCAAGCTTTTTTTTCATTTTTTTCAAATTTTTTCCATTTTTTTATTGGACACTCTGCTGTGGCGTAATGTGTCTTTACATTCATAAAACAACCACACTCTGTACATCGTCCATCTTTTTTATCCGTTTCAGGATTGACTTCATCATATAATAAATGAGGGCATTGTTTACAGATTTCCCATCTTTGTTCTGCCACCTCTTGGGGAACAATTACATGTTTTCCCCTCATAAAGGCTTTTAAACTTCTCCAGTGAGTTACAGCCAAGTCTCGAACCATTTGAGATGTTGGTGGAAGTTTCTTTTCTTTCTTTAACATTTCCTCTGATTTTTTGATATTTTTTAACTCTTGTTCCGTAGCCTCTCTATCTATTGTTGGTTTTGGTTTAAATTTAAAACTCATTTTACCCCAAGATGATTCATCAACTTATCCATTTTTTGCTCTAAGGTGTTTAATCTACCAATCAATGAATTTTGTTGGTTTTTTCTAGCTTCCCATTGTTGTTTTAATCTAGTCATTACATCCTCAACAGATTGAAGATTTGGTATATGATTATTTTCATCTTTCCACTTTGTATATGTTTGTTTCCATTCTTCTACAAGTTTTTCATCATCCCAATTTTGAGGTAATTGTGGTGGTGGTGATTTTGGTTTTGGTGGTTCTGAAATTTTTTCACCATCTGCCCACTTTTTAATTGTCTCTTCATCTCTTAAACCACAAATATTATTTCCTGTTTCTGAATTAACTAAAAGTGGTGTGCCACATTTTATTTTAAATTTTTCTTCTATTTCTTTTTTAAATAATTCATTGGCTTTGTGTGTAGTGTCTAATTTGACAATATCATAACCATTGGAATTTAATTTATCTACAATTGGTTCTACTTTATTACAATAAACACAACCAACCGAGAAAAAATAATATAAATTGGATTTTTCTTCTTTCATAACCTATTTCCTTACTTTAAACTTTTTCTATTTTAAATATTCTTGTATTGATTTTATTCAATCCTTCCGAATTTGTTACCATTAACATATTCTTAAAGTTTTCCCACGGCACCATAAATTTTGCATCCATAACACCATTGTTTAAATTTTTGATACATTCATTCAATGCATTGATGGTGTACAATGTATTGGAATGTTTTTTTCTATGTAAGGAAATCGTTCCCTCTACTTTATTGTAATCAATTCCATCTTGTGTATCCACATTATAAGTACAGATTAATTCATTTACATTGTTTTCATTTTGTAATACATATACTTTATTGAATATAATTGTATATGCATCTGTGATTTTCTTAATCGTATCATCAAGACTATCTTTTGTTGTGAATGTCGCTAGTAATTGTGATTTCATTATTGTGCCTTATAATGTGCTGATGACCAATCTGATTCTGATTTACCATATTTTAGTAAACCCACCATCACTTCTTGTTTATCTTTTGCACTCAAGTTAGATATAATAGAACCTAAAATTACTGTTTGAAATCTAGCATTTATATTAGCTTTCATAGAATTTTCTTTGATGTTTTTCTTTTTAGCATAATCATTTAATATCCTCATAAAGTCATCAGAACTTTTGAATGCAGCGTTCCAATCTCCATGTGTTTTAGCATAAGTAGCTTGTTTAATTTTTCCGTATGCTGTTTTAACTTTATTAAATCTACTTAATCCTTTTTTATTCCATTTAAAAGTTTTAGTTTTTTTATCGTAGTCAACACTAACACCTTGAACTGCTTTAATTTTACTTAAAGTACCAGATTTAAAATCATCAATAACCGCCATAGCTACTTTACCTTGAACAGCCTGAGCACCTTTTGCAATTCCCTCACCTCTAATTGTCTCTGTGGCTTTAGCTTGGAATATTCTAAAGTTTAATCCTAAACCATCTAAATTAGTTCCACTGTAATCAAAAGTAACTCCTTGTGAAAACAATCCACCATATTTAACACCTAATTTTTTTAGTATGTATTCTTTTCTTTTATAGTCATTAACCAAACCAACAGAGCCTTTTCCTTTTTTCAATGATACTCCAATGAATCCAGTACCTTTGTGAAGTGAATCAATTAAATAATTATTTAATTCAGCTAGTGTTTTAAATGTTGGTACTGATTGATATTCTAACCAAACATCTGCTGGATTCCATTTATCTAAATCTAATTTTCTACCATATTCTTGTTCATAAAGTTTTTTAGCTTGTTGATTTACACTTAAAGAAGAACCATCTTTGACATATTTTTTTGGTTGATTATTAGCACCCACTATTGATATAAATTTTTCACATTGTGAAACATGTGATTGATACCAATCATCATTGTTTTCTATATAAGCTGCTAACCCAAGAGCATCTTTTTCATTCACACCATCAACTTTTCCATATATTTGTGAGTTAGATATAATACCTGAAATAAAAGCCTCTTTATCAGATGGGTCTAAACCATACTGCATTCCACTTAACACTAACAACCACGATAACTCTTGGTCTCTTGTTTGATTTGCACCTCTACCACCAGTTACTGTTAGTTTAGCTAAGTGAATTTCATAATCGTGTCCATCGTGTTTCCATTGAAATAATGTATCTCTACCACTGGTATTATTACCTTCACCGGGTGAAAATTCTTTTATATCAGTCACAACTTTAAATTGACTTTTTAAAGCTTTAACAAAATCTTTTGGTTCTAAATCACCATATATTTTTGTTTTAACAGTTCCTTGTTGTTCTAAATCTTTGTGTTTTTTCAAAACATCTAAAACACCTTGTTTACTTAATTTTTCAGTTTGTTCATTTATTAAATTATTAATAACTTGATAAATCACGTTATTTGGTAAATTCAAATCTTCCATTGATTCACGAAGTTGTTGAATGTGGTTTACATTTTTTGGATTAGGCATTCCATCGTGAACACGATATGCCCATTCTACTAATATATCTTCAATGATTTCTGAAATATGTGTCATTTATAACCTTTCCGTAATGTCTTGCATTTCACCATAGTTTAAACCCATTTTTGATTTGGTGTAAAAATAGGATTCTGTATCACCTGGTACATCGGTTTTAACTTCTAATATTCTTTTGATTTCTTTCAAAGTTTCAACTCCATCTTGTTTTGAAAAATCGAATAGGAAACTATCGTATCCGTATAAAACCAATTTAGTCTTTTTGTTTAATAAATATTCTTGAATTAATAAAATCTTTCTAACATTCAATTCTGTTTCTAATGCTTGAATTAAATAATTAAATAATTTATTTTTATTCAAATCATCATAATTTTCTAATATTATTCTCCGTCTATAAATATCAGTTAAAATGTATTTATTTTGATTTATTTCATTCCATTTGTCATTTATATAATTATATGTTTTATCAAAAAATGGAACTTTTTCTCTTGTTTGTTTGTCAATTCCACCATATAATAATTGGAAACTTTTTTGTTTTGATTCCTCATATGAACATTCATAATGTTTAGCCAAGTGTTCGTGAACTGATTCTTTACCAAAATCATATTTAACCAATTGTGAAATTATTCTTAAATGGTATGCATCATAATCCATTTCAACTAAATAATCATTTTCAGCCACTATAGCTTTTCTCTTTTCAGGTGGTAGAGCTGCAAAGTTAACCGTACCAAATGAATTACTTGGACGACCTGTTGTTGTCCATAGATTGTAATTTGAATATAATTTTTCATTCGATATATGTTTTCTTACTCGTTCATCAAATATGTCACATATGTCATTTGATACCTTTACACCATTTTTTTCAATACTCCAAAACGCTTCTGTGAAATCATTCATATAATAATCATCAGTATGTCCAGCTTCATAAGGTATATTGATTTCATTAAAAACATCGTTACAATACTCATTATGTTTAGATAATGGTATGATTTCGTTAAGTTTTTTTACATTGTAGTATTTGTTACTCAAGAAATCTATTGCATTATTACGAATATTGTTCTCAAATGGTTTACCTGTATTTATCCAATGTAAGAAATTCATATCCACAACATTATTGAATTTATAAAAATGATTCAATAGTTTTTTATCACGAGTTAAAATCATATAATCATTTAACCACTTGTAATCTTCCATCATTTTATCTGAATCAGGATGGTGTTGGATTAAAAAGAATGGTTCTTTTTTAGATATTTCTTTACACCATAGAGCGGATAATACATTATCTTTATGTAATGGATGTAAGAATGGTTCTTTAAATATTGGAATAATACAATACATCGTATTACAATATATAACATTTTATTTAAAAAAACAAGCTTTTTTTTTAAAATATCTTTTGGGGGTCCTGTAATGGTATTGGAAAATCAAAATAAGGTAGTATGTTTATATCATCTGTTATGAAAAAAGTTTCCCCTCTAATTACAAAAAAATATTCTTTTTCATCTTCAATTTGAATAGCTGGTGGATTATGAAATGCATTATTCAATGTGCTAGTTCCAGGATTTCTTTCATAACCTCCACCCCTAGAAGTTTTAGCTGTCCATTTGTATACTTCATTTTCATATTCAGTGCCTATAATTTTTTGGAAACTAGGGTCTTGAACATAATATTGTGCATTGTCAAATTTTGCATTCTCTGGTTCTGAATCAAATATATATTTCATAGTCGCTGTGGAAGTAAATGAAAGAACTAAATTAATATGTTCAAAACCAACTCCCATATCTTTCACTTTTATTCCTGTCATATATGGAAGAAAGGAACTAAGTTGAAATTGTGCGTTGTCTTTAGAGACACCCAACAATTCCCATTTATTTTTAATACCTAAATTATTAAGAACCTTTGGTGATAAAAATACAGTTTCTCTATCAACGTGTAAATAATTTTTTTGTTTTTTATCACTTAATATTCTGTATTGTGTATCCAATGAAGTATACCAACCATCTGAATTTATATTATGAGTTACTTTCATTGTTTGTAAAAATGTATTTTTAAAATGTTGTTTTGGTAAATAATCTACTCTAAAAGTATCACCTGGTTGAACTGAACCAATTCCATAAGTGCTTAATGATAAAGTGTATGGAAGTAAATTAGGTCTTGTTTTTAAACTAATTTCTTGTATTTCTCTTAATCTATAATACTGTTTAAAATTAGTTACTACTTTCATACCCATTAGTTCTAAAATTTCAACATTTTTTTCTATTTGTTTTTCTTGTTTTTCTTTTTGTGTTTCCGCTTTAGTTTTATTTTTTTCTTCTTCTCTTTTTGATTCTATGTTTCGAGAAACAGCGGAGGTATCCAATATATCTTCCGTATTTCTTATAGCAGATGTTTTATAAATGTTATTGTCAAGTAAATATTTAGCACCGCCATAAACATCAAAAAATTGTGATTCTTTGTTATTTTTTGAATCAATTTGCATATTTCTATAACCACCATTATCTGGTTGGTAAATAATTGAAAGTGAATCATCATCGAGAGAGTTAATAGCGATGGCGTTATCAACCATGTCTGATGTTGGGAATACTTTATTCTGATGACTCATACCTTGTATTGCATACATGTTTCCAATGTTTCCTTGTGGTAGTTTAAATTCTAAATTATAATCTTTTATAATTGAGTTTGGTGACATTATGTTAAATACAAACATATTTTGAAATTGTTCTCTCTCGGCCTTTTCAATGTCCTCTTGTGTTTCTACCACACCCGAGTCTAATATTCTTTGATTAATATCTGGACGATTATTGTCAACAATTAATAACTCAGAATCTGTTTCTCCAAGTGTAATTTTCCAATCAAACACACCATCACTGTCATTGTTTATATCTGATAACATATCATTTAATGCACTTCTTACGTTTTTATTTCTTTGGAAAGCTTTGGTAACTATTTCTACATTAATAAAAACTTCACGAATTGGTATTCTTTGTTTTGATATATCTATGGGGTCGTGAAAATCACTCCCATCATAATGAATTTTAGGATATTTTTCATTAACATAATTATAAGAACCATCACCAAATGAAGTATCATCACCGGGGTCTCCATCACCCCACCATTCAGGATATAAAAACACAGGTGGTTCTTCAGGAACTACAGCTAATGTTCGTTGTCTTTCTACGAATACTTTATCCCAAGTTGTAAATTGATTTGATGAATCCATTCTAACTTGTAGATTATTACCTTGATTAATATCATCACCATCATTTCCAAAACCAAAATTAGCATTAATAACAATATCCTCAATGAATCCCCAACAAACATAAATATCATCAGCCTCTGGACTATTAACAAAAACACCAGTTCTAATGGAGTTATTACTTGGAGTTAAATTTTGTGAACCTAATGCTTTGTAAGCTTCGTATTCTACACTATCTTGGTAATTTTGTATATCAGTGGCTGATGATTCTTGATTAGGTGTATTTTGTCTTAAAGCTACTGTATCTAATGCATCATCACTTATTGGTGTTCCTTCTGCAACATCTTGAAGAGTGGCTTCAAGACCTAAAAATAAAGTTGAACGATTCAATACATCATCAATGTGTCGTTTCATCACATCATCTAATCCAAAGTCCAAAAGTGCACTGTTGGCAGATATTAATGTAACGGAACACTCCACACTACCATTGGTTGTAACTTTTGCACTGTAATCAACCACAATACCTTGTAATACTTCTAAATCACCTTGATATTTAGCAACCTCACCGATGTTTTCAATGGATTCTTCAACTTGATTTCCATCCACATCTTCATATCCAGGTATAACATTTGATTCATATAAAAATTTTTTAATATCAGGTGCATCGATTAATTTTTGTGGATTGTATAAATTTTTAACACTACTGTGACCAAAATCTACAAAAACAGTAGCACCTGGTTTTAAAAAATATCTATTATAAATTTTATCAAAGTCTTCAAAATTATGAACTGTAAAGTTAACAACAGTTCTTTTTATTACACCTAACGTGCCTTCTGTTTCTGATGTTACGGATGTGATACCAGCCTGTGGTTTTAACAATGGATTGTTTTGTAATTCTACTGGAAAGAAATCACCTGAATCTGGACCACCTTGATTAATTTCATCTGCTTGATTGCTTTCATTTGGTTCAACTGAACCATAACCTGTTTGATAATTGTAGTCACCAACGATATATAGTTTTGATGCGTAATCAACAGCTGCTCTAGCTCCTACAATGTAATAATTATCTTGTCCATTTTCATCTCGTAGTCGAGTGATTCCAACTTGTATGTGATTTTCTCTTAATTGTCTTACTCTCTCTATTCCTTTACGTTGAGCAACTTTCAATCTAGTGTCTTCATTCATTCCACTATAAGCTGGACCAAGTTCAATTTTTTCTAACATTTGGGCTACTCCAGCAGGTTCAATTAATTTAACACTCGTCCACATTCTAACAAATGGTGTTCTTGATGATAAATCAGCTTGATTGTTTCCATCTTTATCAGGATAAACAGCCTCAATGGAATCACCAAACGCTACTTCACCTGCAACTCTTTGTCTATCTTCAAGTTTTTTTCTAACTTGGCCTGATATTGGTGAACCAAATATTCTTTCATTTATCATTTTTAAAACCCTTGAGCGTCTTGTGTAGTGGCTGGTATTCTAAGTGATGTTCCTGCTGGTATGTTGTTTGTGGTTAGATTATTAGTTCGTGCTATGAACCACCATAATGATGAATCACCATAAAACCTTACGGCTAAATTATCACATCTATCACCTTCTTGTGCAATGAAATAACTATCACTATTTTTTTCTTCTACTTTTTTATAAACAGTAGTAGCATAATATGATTTTTTATTTTTTATTGGTTTTTTTGTATTTTCGTATCTAGCCATTTTGATTTATCCCATAAAATGTTGTACCTAATCTTGGAGCTCTGTCGTGAATCACTTGGTATCCAATCGTTGCATTAACGTGTCTTGGAACTCTTTTACCAACTGCTGTTTCATACGTTGATGAATTGTCAACTGCGTAAGATATAGATTTTATATATCCTAATTGTTCTTTATTTTGTTTTCCAAACAATTCACCCATTCTTAATTTTGTTAATGGTGGTTTCATTCTATTACCATATCCATCTTCACCCTCATTTATGTATTCAGGATAACACAATGAAGTTAATCTATCCATTTTTTTATAAATCATTTCCAATTCATCAGGTGTTTGTGCGACTAATTTTAATGTCATTGAAATTTCTCTTTCAGCTCTTTCATAAGTCCAAACAGGTTCACTTCTTCCAATGTAATTATGTGGAGCATAAGATGGTGAAATGTTTTCTGTTAATCCTTCAATGTATGCTCTGAAAAATATATAAGTATTGTCTCTTAAATCTTTGAAGTAAAATGGCATTCCATTTTCTATGGATTCAACATTAGTTGATACTGGGATGTCACTTACCACTCCATTTTCATCCAATGGTACTGTAAATGAACCTTGAGGGTCTAATTCAACTCCTTGAATCATATCCGCTAAAGTCATTTTATCACCTGATTTTACTATTGGATTTCTAGTCTTAAGCCCACCAGCTATTGGAAAATTAGTTCCAACATCAACAATCGCCTCTTGTCTATTAAAAAATGATAAATTTATATTTGGAAGTGAACCTAAATTATCAGGATATTGAGATTCAAAATCACCCAATAGATTTGGAAACAACGTATCTTTTCTTATTTTAAAATTAGGTGTTGTTCCAGTTAATCTTGCTGCAGCTGCACCTATACTTGATAAAGGATTGTAAAATGGAGCATGCCTTTGTGGAGATTTTCCGATAGCATAATTATTACCAGAATCATCAGTCAATGGATATTCACTTTTTGAAATTAAACCTAATAAATTTTGTCTAGCAACGAATTGAAGACCTGCAGGTGATGATGTAAATTTACCTAATCTAATCGCATCAGTTATGCCTCTGATTATTGGAACTTCTCGACTACCCGCGTTTTGAATCACACTACCAATTTTACTTACGATATAAGGTTCACCAGCACCTAATCCTAAAAATGGACTTCTACTAAAACTAAATAAATTCGCATCTTTATTACTACTTCTAATATCTAATTTATCTCTGTTAACATTAGGGTAAGATATTGGAACTATTCCTTTGTGTCCTGGTTCATCAAGTGGTGTGTGGTCTGAATTATAAAGTTTGTCCCAACTTAAACCATCAAGAAAAGATTTACCACCAGTTATACCTTGTGGGTCAAATGGTAAATTCAAAGGTGTGAATGGTAATTGATTATTTCCAACAGCTGTTGAGAAATCTGTTGGATTTGTTGCAATGAATCTTGTTGGTTGAGGTGGTGAATCAAACAATTGTGTCCCATTTCTACTAATGATTATATTTGATGAAAAATCATCAATACTATCAGTCAAATCATCTTCAAATACACTTTTTAAATTCTCTAAACCCATTATGCCATTCCCTCAACTGCATCTGCAAATCTTGTAGCTTGACTATCCACTTTACTACCCACTTCTGCTAATGCTCTTTCATTTGATTTAGAAGCTCTAATGGTTTCTTCAACAAGTGGTTTAATCGCATCTGAAATAAATTCACCCATCTTTTCAATTGGCATAATCGCTTCTTGTGGATGAACATTAACTAATCCCTCTTGTGTTGTGATACCACCTTCTTGTGCTGAAGGTATACTAGAATACAATCCAGCGATAGCTACTCCAGCAAGTGCAGTACCTATAGTAGCACCGATTGGATTTAATGCGTAAGCTGCTGCTATCTGTGCACCTGCAATGGTTAAAGACCTACCAGCCATAGCACCAAGTCCTAAGACTAAAGCAGGTATTAATAATTTTGACTCAGCTAAGAATCCAGTGAAGTTCGCAACTCCTCTAACTATTGTATTTAATGTTGGGCCTACTTGTTCTGCTAATTGCATTCCAATCATTTTAAAATCTGCTAATAATTGTGCTGTTCCTGTAATGGTTTCTTCTGGTATTTCATTCTCTGCAGTTAATCTATTGATTTCACCTTGTAAAGTTAATTGTTCCCCTTGTCTTGAAACTAATTTTTGTATACTGGCTACATCCATACCCAAAGCTGATGCCAATGCGTCTCTTTGTATTCTATTTAATTTATTAAATTCTGCCTCTGTTCCAACTTGTTTTACTAATTCTTCTTGTAATCCCTCTATATCATTTGCTAATGATAATTCCCTAGCTCTTTGTAAATTAACATCTCTACCTAAAAGTATTGAAGCCTCTATTTCAGCATTTAATGAATCTTGGAAACTTAATAATTTATCTGCCGTTTTAGCTACATCACCTAAATTTATTCCAAGTTTTCTCGCTTGAACTGCTGCTCTTAATAAATTCTCACCACCATCTTTTGAAAATCTTGCAAATACTTCTGTGTCAGCTGCTATATCGGATAAAACTTTATCAGGTGCAACATCGTTTGCAATCGCTAGTTGTCTAGCTCCTAATAATAAATTTTCAGCTTGGTCACCAGTTAATCCTTGTGTTTGTGTAAATAATCCAACTAACTTACTAGCTTCATCGGTTGACATACCAGTTGAAGCTGTTATTCTACCTACATTTCTAACTAATTTACTTGACTCTTCCACACTTAAACCAAAACTATTAGCTATATTTGAAACAGTTGTTTGTGCGTCTTTACTTGATAAACCTAATTGTATAAATTCTTGATTTGCACCAGCTAATTCATCTCTGAATTTAGTAACACCAATACCACCAAATTGTTCAGCTATTGTTTCTTGTTGTGAATTAAAAACACCTAATAATGCTATGGCTGCTGTTAATGGATTCGCTACAAATCCTTTGATTGAAGCACCCACCCCACCAAATGTTGAATCTAATAATGTAGCATTTGCTATTGCACCTGCGATTAAGTCGTTAACTTGAGTTTGATAACCTATCTCTTTTATTTTATTCTTGACAATATCTTGTTCAACTTTATAAATATCTGCTACAGAATCGTGCTCTATTTCCAATAATCTATTTACTTCTGAGGTTAAATCAACTTGTATATCGGTTAACTTATTTACATCACCTTCAGCATTTTTAATATCCGTTAATTGTTTAAGTCTATTTTCAGTAGTAGAGTCTAAAACTTTTCCTAGTTGAATTTGTTTTTCTTGAAGTTTTAGAGTGTCCTCAATTCGTTGATTCAATTGTTCTTGAAGTTGTTTTTTAGTTGGCATTTTTATTCTCTATTTTATAAAATCACTTAATTTGTATTTACTAAGTTTCACTTTTTTTCCTAAACCAAACTTTTTTCTATATGCATTTATTCCATCTTCTATATCTTGAACACCTCTGTTTAAATCTTTAAATCCAGACATTATTTTTTTGTCTTTTCTGAGTAGTTTTTCTGCTTTGGAAGGAAATCCTAATAATCTAGCTAATTTACTAAAGAAGTTTTCAGCTAAGATGTTTTCATTATTCATATATGATTTTTTCTTTGACACATTATTCTCCTATTTAGATGTATCTATTCATATATAAATATCAAATTTGTTAAAAATTATCTTTTAAATCTTGGATTGATTGATGGTTTTGATACCTTTGACCTTTGATTAGCTTTTTTGATTTGTTCATTTTCTTTTGTACGAGTATCTGATAATTGTTTATAATAAAAATTCCTTAAATATACAGGCATATTATATACATCGGAATGAATAAATCCCTTACCATAATACATTAATTGAAAAATTTGCTCGTGAAGTTTTGGTTTATCTTGAGGCGTCAGGCCAAAAAAACCCAACCGTCATAGGTATATCAACCTTGACGGACTCCCCTTCTATTTCTATTTCTTGAGATAATTCAATATCAGGTGTTACCTCTCTGATTTCACTTCTTAAATGCATTGAATCTCTTGCGAGTAAATTTTGAACAAAGTTATTTATTGTAGCTTGTGAATCATCACCATCAACTGATATAATGGTGTGTCTTAACCTTGTAGTTAATTCAGGTTTTACCTCAGCATTAATTTTTTCTGAAGCTTTTAATTCTTCATTTATTAAAATTTCCTCTTTACCAGTTAATAACTTAAATGTTACTTTTTTCTTTGATATTGGTAAAGTAACTTCAAATTTATTCTCTGTAATTTCATTAGGTACTTTTTTAAATGGACAATCCGCTAAATTAAAAGTTTTGTTTATTTTTTTACCTGTTGGAGTTGTTACCTCACAAGTGTATTCTGGACCATAGGCCAAAACTCTAGCCGCTACCATTACAGCATTTTTGTCACCTAATATTAAATCATCTGATTTAACACCAGGTGTTAAAATTAAAGAATCCATTAATCTATCAATCACCACACCTTTTTTAATTAAATTCTGTGATGTTAGAATATCCTCTTCTTTAGCCGTCATATATTTAATTTCTATTTTTCCATTAGAACAAGGATGTTCTTTTGGATATAACTTACCTTCACTTGGTA